TACAACATCGCTCGTAGAAGATAAAGTACCCAAGTTATAACTTACAGCAGAATATGAGAAATTACCCGTATCGTAGAAGATACTATAAAGAGTTCTATTTTGAGTATTAGCGATGTTCGGACTACCAACTCCCCCTTGAAATCCTATCCCGTAGAAATCGGCTTTAAGAGTATTATTATTCATACCTACTACGTTCGGGGATATAATACCTTGAGTAGATATTCTCGTATTAGTATCGTTTCCTAATCCGTCTTGTATTTGTTGATAGGTTGAGGTTATACCCGTAGTTGAATCGGTAAGTTTTAATAAACCATCGTACGTATCTTTTATCTGTTGTCCTGTTAAAGTACTCATATTGTTTTCTTTATTATAAATATATTTTTAAGCCGTATCCCAAGTAGCATTATCGTTCTCCCACTTCCTATTCGCAAGGTTCCATATACTACTTGTTCTCGCTTCGGTCGGTGAAGGCGTCGGGGTGGAGGTCGGGGTTTCGGTATTCGTAGGAGTCATCGTCATCGTAGGAGTCATCGTAGGGGTTTCGGTAGGGGTGCTCGTAGGAGTTTCGGAAGGGGTATTAGTCGGAGTCATCGTCGGAGTTTCCGAAGGGGTACTCGTCATCGTAGGCGTCATCGACGGAGTAGTCGAAGGAGTATTAGTCGGAGTGCTCGACGGGGTAGAAGTCATCGTAGGAGTTACAGAAGGAGTCGGGGTTAAGAACGAGTTAAACGCCGCTGCACATCTATCTAACGGAGTCATAACCTTAATCTTAAGTACCGCATTCCACCCCCCGCATAAGTCCGAAAACTTTTCTAAAAACGGGGTATAAGTAATATCCTCGTCTAAATAATACTTCGCATTAAAACAACCTAAAGAGTTCGTTACAGCTAATCTAAATTGACCTACTATATCGTCTAATATTTGGTTCGTATCACTTAATACGTCTACTTGATTCGTAAGGTCTCTATCGATTATATCCATTACGATACAATTAAACTCGTACTCCGTATAAGAGGAGCCGTTCTGTTCCATCATCTGTACCGCGTTATTAGGTACTACGTATAGTAAGGGGAAAAACGGACTTTCGTAAGTAGGATTATTTTGTTTTAATCTACTCTCCGTCCAATAAGATAAATCCTCGAACTGACCGAAGCCAAAAGAGTTAAGTTGTTTATGGTAGTCGGCTAGTAATCTAAAGTCGTCGTGGAAGGTCTTAAAGTTAATATTATCGTGAATAATCGGAGAACCAGTAAAAGGTAAGAAAGCCGCAGCACATCTATCTAAAGCGGTCGTAGTAGTAAACCTTAATACCCCCGACCACCCGTTAGTTAGGTCGGTATAATCCTCCATAAACGGGGACGCCTCGAAGTTTCCTACAGCGTCGTAGAAAGTATCGTAGCATCCATAGGTCGGGGTTACAGAAAGACGATATTGAGATACTACGTCTTGAAGCATCTGAAGAGTATCACTTAATACGTCGACTTGATTAGTTAAATCCCTATCTACAATATCCATCATAACAAGGTTCATTTCCCAAGTTTTATAACGGAGATTATTTATACAATTACCAGGAACGATATAGAGTAGAGGAAATACGGGAGGCTCGAAGGTAGGGTTGTCTTGGTGGTCTCTAATTTGAGTCCAAAAAGATAGTTGGTCTGTATCTCCTAATCCGAACGAATTGATTTGTTTATGGTTATTAGCCATAACTTGTAAGTCGTCGTGTATCTTCTTAAAGTTCGTGTATAGAGGGTTAATCATATCTAGTACTTTCTTTTATCTTTTTTTCTTGCTCCTTATTATAGTCCATAAGGTAAGAAATATGGTTGAGACACTGAGCAAGGGGTAAGCCAGTAACATCCCTAAATAACCAAACCTTATTTTCAGCAAGAGCGCTGACTGCTGAATACCAGCCCCAATAAGGCGAAAAATTATTTTTAGTTTTCTCACCGCCTTCCATTTCGGATTCTTGGAATAAATCAGGGTAAGTTCGGCGGACAGATTTGCTGTACTCAACAAAAAAAAAACAGACCCTTCCATATATTTTATAGGCAAGTCCTCGAAGGCTTTAACTCGAGCCTGTATATTCTTATCCCCGTATTTAGTACCCTTCTCAATATAGAGGTACGCGGCTAGTTCGGATAGGTTCTGTATTCTATAGTTTTCTTCTTTAGATAAGAAAGTATCTATATCGATATATTGACCGAAGGTTAGGTCTTGGATATTAAGGAACTCGTAGTCCTGTCCGTTATGAGAAAACTCTTTAACGACTTTCTTATTAGACCCTGTAACGACGGAGAGGACTTGTTCCCCTACTTTTTTAACTTGAGAGGCGTCAGCTTTTAATATCTCTTCGGTAGAGAGTCCCGTAGTTAGTTCTATAATCTTAACGAATAGGTCGGTCTCGTCTAAAAGTTCTTTTAGTTTCATTACCTCCGTCCAAGTTTTAATCGTCGGCTCTTTTACGGGGTATTTCTTTCCTCCGTATTCTATCACGTGTTCTATCATACTAATAAATATATTTTTTCTAATAAACAAACACCCCTGTATTCTTACCTAATTTCATCTCAAGTACGTACCTTATCCCGTCTAGTAAGTGATTGTTTGAGTCAACTGGTTCATCGAGGTTGTTTCCATTTTTATCCGTCTTCCAAATATAAGATTGTAGTTCGTTGAGAAGGTTTTTAGAATTAACATTAACGTAGAAATTATTTCTCTTTAGTAAATCTATCCCGTGTAGTATCGAGTTCTTCTTAACTGGCTTACAATTTATATGATTACGTTTTAGTTCTTCGATTGCTTGAGGGTTCGCACTATCGGCTATGTAATCGTCGTATAGGTTTAAGTTTAGGTCTTTAATCTTATAGATAAAGTCGGGGATTGTAACGTTCTTAAGATATAGTTTTTCTTCGGCGTAAATCCCTTCGTCGTTCTTATAAACCGCTACAAGAGTCGAGGGGTCTGAATACCCCCAATCTATCCCGTACCCTAAAAGTTTCGCATCCTTCGGTAATTCGTAATACATCTGATGATGAGTAAATACCATCTTCGTCGGCATCCCCTTAAGTCCAAGACCGAAGATACGCCAAAGGTTAGGGTCTCTCTCTTTCAGCTTTTCGATTTCTTGTATTTGTATTTCGGGTAGGAAGGGGTTGTCCTTGTAGGTTATAATATTATAGTTTACGTCTTCTCGTCCTTCTAAATCGTATATCCAACTCTGCCATAGGGAGGGGTTAAGGTCTAATACTATCATATCCGCCGTTCTTAAAACTAACTGCGTATATTCGTCGTGAGATACTTCGGTTGCTTCGTTAATAAATAGGTAATCCCTTTTACGTCCTCTTACCTTCGTTTCGTCGTCGATACTGAACCATTCGATAGGATTACTTCCTAATTGATAGTACCCGTCGGCTTGATGCCAAGCGTTAGGGTCGTATACATCGTACATTATTAGTACTTCTTTTAGGTCTCTTAATACCGAACCTTTTAACGCTGGTAAAGTTTTTCTTACTACGCTTAATATCTTATTCTCCTCGTTGAGTAGTTTGTATACGAAATAGATAAGGATATTGTAAGTTTTTGAGGCTCTTGATGAGCCTTGAAATACGTTAATCCTTTTATTACTCTCCAGTAGGTCTTGAAATACTCTCGTTGTTTTTATTTCCATCATCGTCCTTATTCGTTTTTATAATATTGATTACGTACTTCGGGTCGGTTAGATTATTTCCGTTAGTAGTAATATCCACCTTCTCTTTCGGCTTTCCGTATACTCTATCTAATAAGGTTTCTACGTTTTGTAGAGTACCTTTTTCTATACCCTTACGAAGAGCCGCTGCTATGGTTCTTTCTAGTACAGTGGACTTCGGATTCTCCCAAATCTTTCGTAGTTGGTCTAAATCCATAGAACACATCGCTTGTATCGTATCGTTTATCTCGTGTAGTTTATATCCCTCTACTTTCATCTGTAGAACGGGTTTAAGAGGTCGACCTTTTCGGTTTATATTTTGGGGGTTTTTATCGAATCCTTTACCTCTAATATTATCGTATGCTTTGGGGTTATTCATCGTAGTTTTTTTTATTGTTGTTAATCTAGTCCTCTGAACGCTTTTAAGGGGTAAAATACTAACGAGTTTCTATATCCGTTTTTCCCCGTAGGTACTATCGGAGTTACAGCGTGCATATTTCTCCAAGCGGGGTAAACTAACATAGAATTATTCGCACTATCCATCGTCGCATCGTAATCGGGTACAAATAAGTTTCCTCCTGTAGCCTGTCTCTTTTTAGTTATAATAACATTACAACACCCCTCCAAATTACCTGCGTCCCTATGGAACGGAGCGGATATATTAAAATTAGAAATAGAGGAGGTAAATAGTTTTCCGAACCTCCACTTTTTAGGTATGTTTTCTTCGATAATACTTAATTGACTTTCGTATATCGAGGGGGTTAATCTCTTTATTAGTTCTTCACTCTCCTTACAAAGTAATATCATCGACTTTATAAAGGTCTCGGCGGACTTTACGTTATGTACCTTCGATACGGAAGCGTAAGGTCTTTTCATATGAGGACGGGGAGCGATGGAACCTAATATCGTAGTGTATTGTTGTACCTTTCCCGTCAGTCCCTGTTCCCCGCTCGTACGATTCATTACCTGTTTCGGTACTCTACTAGTTCTTAATTCAGCGTCGGCTATGTCGGCTAGTTGTACTAGTTTCGGATTATACTTTCCCATATCCTTAACGTAAAACCCAATCGGTTCTCCGTTAAAGGTGAAGATAGTATCTTCTACTATAGTAGGGGATTTATGGTCGCATCTATCCCCGATTTTATAGTTGTGTTCTATCGGTATTAGTTCTATTCGTTTCATCTTCTATAATTTTATAAATCTCGGCTTTAACCTCTTCTAAAGGTCTATCGTTCTCTATTATAAATAGTTTACGGAAACCTTTTGTATTTTTTATTAGTGAGAGTTGAGAAGTAAGTTTAGCGTTATAGGTCTCTACGTTTATTAGTTTACCTCTTAATGCTATTCGTTTAGCGTTTTCCTCGAAGGAGGTTTTTAAGTAGAATAGTACTATGTTGAAGTACTTGGATAATAGTTTTATATCTTTTATCGTCGTATAGTATATCCCTGCTATGATTATATTTTTATCTCTGTTGAGGATTATTTGTTTTATTACGTCGTCTTTTTTTTGACTTGATAGAGAATCCGCGCCGTTAATATCTTCTCCTAATACGAATAAGTTATTTCTTATCTCTATTAGGTTTTTTCTTTTCGATAAGATAGGTTCTTTTATTATCGACGATTTACCTACTCCGTAATTTCCTACTAGATAAAATATAGTTTTCTTCATTCTACTCCCGTTAATCCTTTCGTAGTCCAAAGCCTTTTTCTTTCCTTCCTTATCCCGTTCCAATTATTTTTTTCTCCTAATAAGTTCGGGGGAAATACTTGTTCCCTTATCGAATAAATCCTATTCCATAACTCTCTTTTTTCGGATAAGGTCTTTTCGTATTTCTTCAGGTACTCTAGTTGTCTATCGTGATGAAACCCTCCGTATCTAGCGTTCTTAAATAAGTTTCTAAAGGAACATAGTTTGGTTATGAATAAAGGTATATCCGTCGGTTCGTTATAAGTTCTTTCTATCTCTTCTTTAATCGTTATTATACCTCGAGTTAAAATAGGTTTCAGTTCCTGTAATTCGGTTTTACTTATCTCTCCCTTATCCCAACTATCCGCTAAATCGTCTTTGTATAAGATATTAAGTACCCCGCTAGTTAAATTAGCACAATGTTCCCAATCGAACTCCGTACTCTCTTTTATATCTACGGGTAATAGATTAGCCTTTTGGAATACCATATAAATCTCGTTAAATAAATCCCCGCTAAATCTCCCGAAGTTTTTACATCTTTGATTAAACTTTATAAGTTCTTCGTATTTCAATTCTGGTTCGTTTTTAAGACCTCTAAATAAAGTTTTAAGGAAAGTATAAGGCTCGTCCCCGTAAGTGTCTAAAAACCACCTTAAAATCGGTGTAAAACGATTATTCATCGCTATGTACTTCTTCGCTGAACCGAATTGTATTACGTCCATATTCTCCTCGTAGTATTCTATCATTCCTTCGTACCCCGAACTCTTATATTGTTCGAATAATAAAATCGTAGTAATCTCGTGATACGTATTACTCATTAACCAACAAATTATTAACAACTCATCTTTAGATAATTCTTCGGTGATTGCGTAATTAAGTAATACCGCTTGATGTACGGGGGGAACGGCTCGTTGATATTCTACGAACTTTTTTAATCTATAGTCGGTATTATTATCGTTCGGTATTCTCATTTTTCTTTTTCTTCTTTTAGTTTCTCCATTAAAAATCCTCCTATGTATAATCTCTTCTCCCTCCAATATCTTACTAACTCATTAGCCTCGTCGTAGTGTTCGGGCTCGAACTCGATTTGTATTGCTTTCCTAATCGAACCTCTCATATTCTCTAATTCTTCGTTGAGTTGTTCTTCTCCTTCTTCTAAAATACTATAATCTAATCCTTCTAAATTGAACTCGGGTAATTCTAATCCCCAATCCATTAAGGTACTATCTTCGTATTCTTCTTCTAATACCGACCAATCCCAATCTCCGTATCCTACGTTGTCTTTTATAACGAACTCTTTTTGTTGTTCGGGAGTTAGGTTAGAGGCTTTTACTATCGTTAATTCTTTTATACCCGCTTCCTTACAAGCCTTCAATCTCATATTTCCTCCTAATACGACCATATCATCGTTTACTACGATAGGTCTTAACTCTAACATATCGGGGAACTCCTTTATACTCTTAACGAGTTTCTTAAACTTATCGTCCGTTATAATTCTAGGATTCTTCGGGTTAGGCTTAACCTCTTCGATTTTTACTTTAATAGTATTCATATAGTTATAATTTTTCCTTTTTTTCTTAATATAGTTAATCCGTGATTTACGGGGATTGTAGCCCATTCCCACTTCTCTCTATCTAACTCTTCTATGGTTCTGTAGATTGCTCCCTCCGACCATTCGGAGTGTTTATGAGCCGATAAGGGTTTCCAATAGTTAGGTTCTTCATTTCCCATCGTATCGTGTACGAGGATTATAGACCTCTCGTCTATTAAGGATTCTATGAGTTCTAATTCTTTTTTAGTGTGTTCGTATCCGTGCCAGTCGTCGATATAGATTAAGTCGTATCTCTCTTTAGTAGTAGAAAGAAAGTGTATAGAATCGGATTGTATAAAGTTCCAATGAGGTCTTAAATCTTCGGGTACGTTGAGGTTATGATTTAGAATATCTACGGATGTAACCTTACCTCCTAATAGTTTAGCAGCGCATAATAACGGATAGTTAGACCCTCCGTCTCTCGTACCTAATTCGAGGATATTTTTAGCCCTTATCTGTAATGCGATTGAGAAGAAAGTAAGTACGTGTTCGAAGTATCTTAATCCTCCGTCGTTTTTAGTTTTAAGGGTTCTATCTACTAATTCTTTTAAGTGCTCTATCATAAAGTTTTCTTTAGGTCTCTTAATCTATCGTGTAATCTCTTAATACAAACTTGGTCGCAATAATTTATAACGGGGTCTCCGTAGTTTCTCATAAAGAACTCCGTTACATACGCTCTCTTTTCGGCGTTTCCGTTTATATCGTATATCATATTATCGATTATATTGATTTCTTCTAATGTTACTGAAATTACTGGTTGAACTTTAGATTCTCTTTCTTTAGTTATTTTTTGTGCTTCGTTCTTCTTATTCTTACAATTACAGCCCATATAATAATTTTTTTCTTTTCTTTTTTAATATTTCCCTAACCCT